TTTTTTTGTGTTGTTCGGCGTGTTGTGTTGTGGTGGGGGGTATTATGTAATTATCAGCCAAGGATATGGAAGGATTGAAAAAAAAATGTTTAAAACTAAGGCTTTGGTTATTGAGGTTGAAGATAGAGATAATTTCTTCTCGGTTGTGTTGATAGGGGGGGGTGACCCGGTTTTATATAATGTTGTTAGCGCTGATGATAGTGGGATGGCTCTTTGCTCGGCTCTTGAATATATGTATGGTGACTGTGATTATACGTATACGTGTTGTAGTAAAGACGGTGTTTATTGCATATATGATGTTGAGGTGGTTGATGAACCTTTTTGGGAGTGAAGTTGATGTCTGGTTAGGAGTTTTGGGTTAAGATATAGAAAGCCCCCTAGGTTATGCGCCTAGGGGGGCTTTCTTGCGTGCGGTTACTTTGCTGTCTTGTTTTTGGCGCTTACGGTGATTTCGAGTGCGTCGAGTTTGGTTTTAACGGCTTTTTCAACGGTGGCGGCTATGTCGGCGGGGTTGGTTCCGAGGGCTTTGCTGAGCGCCTCGATTGCTGCGGCTTGGGCGGTGATTGTGGCTGTCATGTCGCGTACCCGTTTGTCGATAAAGCAGATGCGGGTGAAGATATCGCCTTTGGTGCCGTCTTTGGTGCCGCCGTCGTCGGTGCGGCTTAGGAGGGCGTAGAGTCGTGCGGTGTCTTTGTGGGCCCAGCTGAGGTGTATCCATGCTGGTTGATTGTCTTTTCCGGGGGTTCCGCTGTCTCCGATGCCGTATTCCCATACTTCTTGTGGTGTTGTCATGTCTGCTCCTTTTGCTAGAATCTCGTTTGCTTTGTTGATTACATAGTTGACGTCGAGCCCGTTAACAGCCCTGTCGGGACAGCCGTAGTGGTCGGTACCGGGTATTTCGCGGTGTAGCCACACGTTGCCGTTCAGTCCATTGTACCATAGGCGGCCCCAGCCTTGACGGCGGGCGATATCGGCGCACAGGCGGGCCGAAGCGTCCATACATGCGCGCGTGCAAGGCACGCCGGCCATGCCGCCTTCATGCTCAATGCTTACGGTGCTGTTGTTGCTCGCATAGTTCGCGTCGCTCCAACTGCCGTCACCCTCGCTCACATACTGGTGTATCTCGCCGGTGCCTCCGATGCCGTAGTGGGCCGAAGCGTATCCGGCGCGTTGAAAAACGCTGTCGGTGCCGGTTAGGGTGCCGACCATGATGTGTAAGGTGATGTGGCTTATGGCGTAGCCGTTGCGCCCGTTGTAGTGGTTGGGAGACCCTACCCATGTGATGCCATCCATGTTTACTCCCTAATCTTCTTTGCCATTGCTTTCTTTATTATCGACTTTAAAAATATTGAGGATATTTGATTTGGATAGTTCGGGGTTAATTTTCGCGCAGTTTTCCATGATGGACGTGATTTCAATCAGACAAATACCTGCACATACTGGTATGAATACGGGTAATTCGATTCCCAGATTGATGTAATCCGAACCGTATTCCACGATTAGCGCGACACAGATTACAGCAAGGTAGGCGAACTTGTGCCCGAGTCCCTGCCGCATTTTCTCGCTGGACAGTTCGCCGTGCATGATTGCGTTTACCACGCCGGTAATATAGTCAATCAGCACCAGTAAGAATACGATGCCGATGACGATTAACTCATGGATTGGCATGAATATTCCCTCACTTTCTTATACTTGATTGTTGCAACAGGCCGCCAAGTATCATACTGAATTCCGCCTTGATTTGCGGCGTTTCAAAACGCAGTCGTCCGACGCGATAGGCGTTTAATATTTTCTGTGTCATATCGTCGGAACGTTTGAGCATGATGCAATCACTATCGACCAGTCGATAATCAAACGTAAAATCCCTAGTGATTTTCGGCTGTTTTTTGGAGATGATATATAATACCTCATCAGCATTACTCAATTGTTGATATACGTTGAAAACACCGTATTCGGTCGTTCTCAGCGTGAACGCATAACCGGCGTTGCTGAAATCACTGATAAGGGTATTGGCGTTATCTCTAAAGTCGTTATTGATTGCATAATTCGCATAATTTTCGTCATATTTGCGTAGGAACGTGCCGAATTTGGACGTGGCCACCTTGGCGCTGAAGCCGCCATAATCCGCCAGTTCCACCATGATGAAGCCATCACAATAGCGTTGGTATTGCGTGTGATTGTCTAACTGTGGCTTTAGGTTGATGTTGAATGCCGAAAAATACGGGTTAGCGAGAGTTACGGCGTTACTGCACATGATAACGCGAGCCCTGTCATTCCATCGGTCAACCGTATTATAGAATTCCTCAAGCGCGGTCACTTCACCACCCAAATACCGCATATTATCGGGGAAAATCTCATCAAAAACAATGGTTCGCACCTTGGGGTACGCAACCGATTTCACTTGTCCGGCCTGACTGAGGGCAATGAAGTACCCCATGATATGCCACGTGGGGCGCGTCTTGCCGTGCTTGTCCGTGGTGGCGTCCCTGTCGTCCATCCAATGACATTCGGCTTGGTTGCCGGATACGCGGAATTCCAATTCCGGGTATTGCTCTGCTATGTCAGCGAACCACGTGCCCTTGTTTTTCTGTTCCTCGGCGGTACGTCTTAGATAGATGAACTGCCAGCGTTTTTTAATCCAGTCACCGATGACCAGTTTTTTGGCACCATAGGTTTTTCCGAGGCCGCGCGCGCCGATTACGAACATCCAAGGCGCGTGATAGGATAATACGCGCCCATAATCGTAATAATCCCCCTCTCCTAACAGTTTCTCCATAATACCCATCCTACCATACAACAGCGACAGGCCGGTAGATATCTACCGGCCTATCACTGCGCTAAAAGTTCGGTGGCGCGCTGGTGCCGTCCCATACGTTCAACAGCGAATAGACGGTATTGTAGCGTGTCCCATATGGTCCAAACGGAGATGTGTTGAGGATATTATTATACAGTTGGGCAAGGGTTGAGGCATGGGGAACGTTCAACGCGCCCGCCGGGCTTTGGTGATATGCGCTCACCCATAGTATTTGCATTTTCGCATCATCATACGTCTGTGGGTAGCTCTCGTAATCCTCGGCAAACTGGTTTCGCTGACCCTGCCGTGATTCCGTGCGCCGCGCCCACGTCTGGAATGCCGCAACCTCGCTACCGGTCAGTGCCCTGTTGAACGTGCCGCCTGATTCCATGAGCGCGGCGATACTCGGCGCGGCGGCGGCAAACGCCTCATATCCTACAGCATCCACGGCCTTCATTGCATTCAGAACCTGCAAACGGCGTCCGAAACTCCATTGTGCGATACCGATGCCCTGATGGTTTGGTTCGACCGCATCCCAGCGTAATGATGATTCAACGGTGCCGATGACATAGAGCGCGTATGAGCTTTTTCCGTCGCCCACGCTTGGCGTGCCCTGACCGTGGTCGGCGTCCGGCTGGCCCGCGCCGCCGCGATATATCCAAGTCTGGGCGCTCGCCTTGTAGAAAACGGCTTGAGATGATGTCGTGCCCGAGCCGCTGTGGTATATGAGGTTGTCGCCTTGCAGTTGAATCCACGCGGAGATGTCGCCGTCCACATGCACGCCCGGATTGTTACCGCCTGTCGGATTATCGCCGGATTCCGGCGGTTCCGGCAATGCCGTGGGATGCAGATAGCCGAGAAGCTGTGAACCTTTCGCAAGCGGTAACAATTGGTGTACGGCGGGCGTCGGGTTTTGGGTCAGCACGTCGATGTCATCCCCTTGGACGCCACCCCACACGATGGCCACGTGGCTGCCGGGGTAGTTTTGACTACCGAACCTCCAAAACACGACATCACCCATGCCGGGCGTATAATTTGCGTTTTTTTTCTCGAAAACGCGCCCCACGGCGGACGTGGTGGGGAACATGGTGTAATTGCCTTCCGCGTAGCCTGTCGGGGTAATGCAATCACCTAACGACAGATTGTAATTATCCATACAATACTTTGCCCATAAATCCCAACATTGGGCACCGTAAGCCCCATCCATATCCCAATATTGGTTCTGGGTGCGTTCCAACCATGCTTGCACGTCTACCATAGTATTAGTATACCCCGCCCGGCATACCGGACGGGGTATGTTTCACGTGAAACGCTTACCACGGATAGCACACGAAACAGCCATTATTACCGGCCGCCGTGGTGCCGTGATATGTAATCTTGGGCGCACCGTTCGTGTCGCCATCCACGGAAGTTAACAGCCAGCCGCTTATAGCGTTACCGGAATTGGTCAGACCTGCACCCCATGCCCTGAACATGTCGGGAGAGGAACCGCTCGCCACCCTAGCCCAGCTCGGGAACGTCACGCCAGCCGCTAGGTCGCTGTTGGCGGTCGAATCGTCGCCCCAAAGCGAAGCGAACACCATGCCGCCCGAGGCTACGACATTGCTGCGCACGTGGCCGTTGGATGACTGGACGGTGGCAGCCTCGTAGCGTCCGGTGTAGGTGCCTCGAATGGCAGCCGCCATATAGGATGCAATGACTCTGGCACCGTTTGCATTGGGGTGGATATCACCGCTTGGGAAGTTGGAATCATTGCCGATGTTCCATGTCCATGCCCAGTCCACGTTCTCTACGCCGTTCGCGGCCGCCGCCTCGGCGACGCCCGCCGCCTTCTGCCTGCCGTACATGTCCATTCCGGCATTATGCCAGAGCATGGGAACGGAGATGATACGCGCCTTGGGGAACTTCGTACGTGCATTCGAAAACGTCGTGTCCGCATATGATTTCATCTGCGGTGTGGTGGCAATGTCGTTACGCCCGCCGCCGATGATGATAATCTCCACCTTATCATTATCAATGGCCTGTGCGCTGTAGGCGTTGTTGATTTGGTCGGTGAACGTCTTACCCGAAATGTTGAATCCAGCGCCGGAGACCGAGTAGTTTTTAATCTGATACTCGCTGCCGATGATGTTGCGGAGCTGTGTGGGCCACTTGGTCGCGTCCGTGCCGTCCGGGTTGGCGGTGTTGGCGGAATTGGCGTAGCTATCACCGATGCACAGGCAAATCGGCAGTTCGTTCTTCGGCGTCGTTTCCAATGCCTGAATACGCTGGTTCAACTGCTGTGCGGTGCCGGAATATCCGCCCTGCTTGGTGAACGTCGTGTCAGCCTGACCTTTGGTGTACACGTCGGAGGTGTTCGCCTTGGTATTGACAGTGCTGGACAATGAGGATACCGTGCTCTTAAGCGAAGTCAGTTCGGTATTCTCCGCCTTGCCGTTGATGGTGTTCATAAGCTGCTGCGCGGTTGATTCCGACGTGACGCCCAGCCTGCCAAAATAGCCGTCCAGTTCGGCAATATCGCTCTTGTTGGTCTGCGCGAGGCTTTTCGCAGTCTCAGCCGCCTTCTTGGCCTCGCCCGCCGCTGCGGTAGCGTTGTTTGCCGCCGCCGTAGCCGTGGTGATGTTGGTGGCGTTGGTGTACATCTGATTGTCGATTTTCGTCATGGCGTCCGTGAAATCACCGCGCCATGACGGCCGGTCGTTCGGACTGTCGCCAAACGTCGGCAGATTATAATGACCTGTATGCTGTGTAGTGGACATTGTCGTTTTCCCTTCTATGCTGCGCTGGTGCCGACGCGGACGATGCCGTTCTTATCCTTGTACATGGAATCAAGCTCAGCCGCCGTCAATCCGAGTGTGGGGGGCTGTGAGGCGGTTTTATCGACCTTGCCCGCAAGTCCCGAATTGAGGGCGGAGGTGGTGGCGAAACCGCTCACGTTCGGGATGTCGGTTTTCTTGGCGACGGTGGCCGCCACGCCCAACGGGGAGCCGGCCGTGCCGTCACCGGTGAGGTCTGCGGTGTGCGATACGGTCTTAAGCCCACCCCCGGCGGACGCAATGGCGTCCGCGTTCTTCTTCAGCTGGGCGTCAATCTTAGTCATGTCGCCGTTATAGTCACCGAGCCATGTGGGGCGGTCGGTGCCGGCGAACTGGCTTAGATTATAATTTGCTGTATGTTTGGTTGCGGTCATGGCAATTATCCTTTCCTGTCGAAATTGTCAGCGGTTGGGTTGCGTTCGACATAGCGCGCATCCGCCTCGGATTGCGTGATAAACGCCATGTCGGCGGGCGGATTCTCGGGCATGGATTTCCCGTAGGGGAATTGGGAGCGGCCCGGAAAGTCGCCGGGCACGCAATTATCCACGGCGGTGGCACGCAGGTCATACTCGCGTGCGCCGAGCGTGAGGCCATCATACTCTTGAGCGGTGAGCTGCATGCTGTCGTAATCGCCCCAGAACAGTCCATGATTGCGCGAATTATCGTACATGCCGGCAAGCACATCCCCAAGCGGCTGTATGGTGCCGTACACCGGGGAGGTTGCTACGCCCTGCTGTTCCATTTCATGGATCAGGGCCAGCAGTTCCGCACGCAACGAGGCCATGGCCCCGTTAAGCTGGGCTACGGTGTCCGCAAGCGCCTTGTCCACGGATGCCGCGAGGTCAGTGGTGACTCCCTCCAGCTTGCTCAAATCGCATTGGAGGGTATCGAGATTATGGCGCAGACATTCAATCAACTGCAACGTGGTCAATCCGTCCCTATAAGTGAACGGAACGGACGTGGGCACCCCGTCAAACAAGCGTTGCCGTGGAATCAGCGCGTTAATGGCAACCATGATTACTCCCATTCTCCATAGTTATGGCAGTTGCTGAAAATTGTATCATAAGACCCCCACACCTGCATGAAACACGGTTCGAGACTCCGCACGATTTCCATGTCCACGTTGATGATAGCGTTCCGGTATTCCTGAATCAGGCTCATGGCGCTCTGGCTGCGCCCGGTCACATGGCTTTTGCCTTTGGAACTGCTGGAATCGTGTTGATAATCGGTCTCGCTATGCGCGGTGGTGTGGCTGGTTGAGTCCTGTGAACTGGATGCGGTGCCCGAGCTGTCCGCCTGCGACTCGTTCGCGTGACTGGCGTAGCGGGCAAAGTCCCCCTGCACGCCGGTTTGAGGCACGTCACTATCGAAGCTTTTCGACGTGGTGGTGCTGGAGTTATCCGACCTGCTGGTGCTGTTGCTGGTGGAATCCTGTGTGCTGGATGCCCTGCCGGATGATTGGGATTCACTGCCGTTCTCGCTGTCCGTTGTCATGTCCATGGAGTCCAGCGGGTTGTATTCCATATCCAATGTCCGGTAGCGCTCGTTGAAATAGGGCATGATTTCCGCCATTGTCGTGCCCAAGTAGAAGATGAATTGTTGCGCGGTTTCCTGCCCTATCTCCCTCAGCGCGTAGTGCCGAACGATTTTCTCGTTCAGCTCCTCACGGTGTTTTTCGTCGTAAATCGGGTAATAGTCGGCGTTCAGATGCAGTTTGGCGTCCGTGTCGTAGCCGAACGCAATGAGGTTGCCGAGGGTTTCGGTGTACTCGCCGGGCGTTGTCATTGCATAGGCGCTAAAACTCTGTGCCATGCGTGGCCTCCTCCATTTGCTGGCTAATACGTGCGGCAACGATATCATGATATGCTTTCATTGCAACAACTTGTTTTCTCAGTAACTCCGCGGCTTGGTCGGACATGGACGAACTCCCGTTTTCATAGTCATCCAGAGCCCATTCCGCCTTACTGATTTTATTGGCGACTTCATCCATTTCGTGCACAAGTCTTACTATAACGTCACAAGTCATCATTACAATACACCTCCGATACCCGCATCATATGAGGCGGGCATATCAATATCCGTCGTGCCACTGGCGCTCGAATCCAGCGCGTTGGGTACACCGGAGCTTTGCGCATCCGCATACTCCACCCACACGTTCAACTGGGGCCACAACCGGTTAATCTCAGTCGCCGCCGCCTGCCGCGCCTTGAGAAAACTCAACCGGAACACGTCCACCTTCTCATTGGCTTGCGCCACCTCATCGGAGATAAGACGTTCCTTTTTTTCGGTGCCGCTGGATTGGATGCCCAAGTAGCCCAACACCTCGTTGGTCACTTGCGTTTTCTGCTGAATAAATTTATCCAGCAGGTAGGGCGTGGTATTGGGCCACGGCTGGAACATGCTACCGGGGTCAAGTGAATCGTATCCGATGATATAGTCCTGCCCGTCCTGCCGCTGTTGCAGCATGTTTTGCACGGTGAGTTTGGTACGTGGGTCGGCGGTGATGATGGTCGGCAGTTTCAGGCTCTCCAAGTTCACGTCATATGCTTTGTCGATATCCGCCAAGCGTCGCGCGTACTGCCATAGGATGTCCTTGAAACTCATGCGCATACGATTATCCCAGATGGGGATGCATTCACGGCCAGCCTTGAGTTGCTTGTAATGGTAGTTGACGCCCACCGGCTCGAAACACGTCGGATTATTATACACATTCAATCGGCCTTGATATCCGGCCTGTGTCACGAGGAACCGGCCTATACGTTTGTCCTCGAAGAACAACGCGCAACCGTATTCGCAGAGGCACATTTCCAACCATCGTTCATCCACGGTGGGCGGCAGTCCGCGCCAACTGAACCGGTTTAGCGCCAGTTCCGCCAGCAAATGATAGTACATTGCATCAAGGTCGGCGGCGCGTGCCTTGGCGTAATTCCCACGCGGATGCAACGCGCCGCCAACCCGATTCCTCTTAGACCTACTCATATCACCATCATATCACTCATAACCGATGCCCGGCAGTGGCTCATTGTCCGCCCAGTCCGTCACACCAATGTACTCCGGTTTGCTCCATACGGTCACGCCTCGCTCGAACATGCCCTTGATGGTCAGCCGGTATTCCTCCGGCAACGTACCTTTCACGTACGCTTCCTGCATCTGCCAGAACGTGAACTTTTCCATGCATTCCAGTGAGGCGGGCGGGGTGATGAAGCGTTGGACGAAATACCCATACCGTAGCATATATTCGCCTGCGGCCCTCAGGGCGCTGGGGGCGCACGTCTTGAATCGAACCAACACACCCATGATGCCATTGCTCAGATTGAACATATCCCCCCCGAGTGCGCCCGAGACGGTCGGCGGCGTCAACTGCATTTGCTGCACCTGCGCGTTGATTCCCGCAATGGCGTTCTGATAGTCGCCCTGAACGGCGTAGGCGGCCAGCCCGTAATTGGCCTGTGAGGTGATGGCGCTGAGTTGGTTGCCCAATGCGGTTGCACCGCTCGCATAGGCGTTCGCCTGCGAGGTGGACGCCGTACTGGTGGCAATCTGATTCGCCGTACTGGCGGCGGCAGTGGAGTTTGAAATCGCCGCCGATGAATTGATGCCGTGATTGGCGATATCCATCTGCGCGGAACCGAGGAACGCGCCGCCGACGGCGTTCACCACTCCCATCGGGTTACGGGAGGCAATGGCGTTCAGACTACCGCCGATAGCGCCCGCCATACCATTGAGATTATTGCTATTGATGTTCTGTTGCACCTGCAAGCCGGCCATCTGGCTGGTTCGGTCTTGGCTGATGGCAAGGGACTGGTTCAACGAGTTGGCCGTGATTGCGTTGTTCGCGGTGCGGTTCTCATTGGCCCAATTGGTTTGCTGTGCCGCGTATTCGCGTTGCCACATTGCGTTTGAATTGGCGACATCCGCCGACGCCAATGCTTTTTGTCGCGTCCATTGCGCGGATTCCTGAGCGTAGGCACGAGTGTACGCACTGTTCGCCATAGCCAACGCGCCGCCATTGTTGACAACACTGAAATGAGGGAGATTGGTGATTCCAAAACTCGCATTAAGCATTTCGCCGCCGTCGATGGGCAGGCCGTATCCCTGATTGTTGATTTGGATTGGGTTCAGCGTGTCCGCCCCGGCCTCATTGTATCCGGGCACGTAAAAATTGATTCGTGTGCCGGACGGGGCATATGTGTACGTTTCCCGGATAGTAAGGTTATCGGACTGGATGTCTTCCGGCCTGTAATTGACTGTCGTTCCGTTGAGGCAACTGCATTCCACGACGCAATACGGGTAACAGTATAATTTACGAAGATTACGGTATCGTTGCGGGATGTTGAAAAGGTTCCTGAAACCGGCTACCGTCATGATATCCTCGTAACGCATGTCCGAGTCCACGCCGCTTTGGAAACTATAGACGTGTCCATATTGCGTATCGACCGACTGGCCGTAGACCTGTCTCTCCTCCTGACCGTAGCGATTGATGTAATCCTGCGGGATTTTCGGCACCATATACACGGCGCAGATGCCCTGAGTAACCCATGGATATGACGTGCCCAGCGCCATGATGTTAGCCACGTATCCCATTCGGGAATCGCAATAATAGACATTGCACCCGTCCGTCGCACCCTCGAACGCACTGCCCGTTGCCGTGCGCAAATCGGGTTTCGACTCACTGCCGGGGGATTTGGTCAAATCCGTGGTGCTCACGATGATAACGCCATAATCGACCCAATCCAATCCACCATGCACGGTATCCCGATGCTCCCCGGATATGATGGAATGATATCGCTGTGCCGTCGTCACCATCTCACTGCCGGTGTCCAAACCCTCCGGGAGTGCCAGATAGGTGCGCCCGTAACCATCCCACTGGCGTTCATTCGCCACGCCGATATGACCGCGCGTCACATAGCAACTGCCGAACGTGACATCATGTTGGAAACTCTGCCACACGTCCAGCATCAAAACCAATTGCGTGCAATGGGCGTTGACGTACTCGACGCGCTGAATGAAGTAATACCATGCGCGCGGCCCCTCAAGCTCGGGGTAGTCATTATAGGCCACCAGATAATTCCAGTTCGACGCCTCATTAAACGGGAGTTCGATGCGGGCGGGCGTGTTGAAGATATGCATGATGGCCGGGCGGCATTCCACGCCATCCACTTGGTCGAACCATCGTTCTTGTGTTTCACGTGAAACAAACCGCACGACATCACGATAGGACGCATCCCACGGGACGCGGCAGAGTTTCAGTGCGGTGTTAGGCGTCCACTCCGCCCAAGAAAAATTAGATTCCACATAGGGGTTCACGTCATCAATCATCATCCAACCTCCGGTATGACAAAGCCCGGAGCGCTCACGTGGCTTGCGCTCCGGGCCTTGTATCGCATCTCGCCGTGAGAGAGTAGCCAACCAGCCACCCTCTCATTATATCACGCGGCCGTTGTCACGGTTACGGTCTTCTTTCCAGACACTCCAAACAGCGTGGCGGTGATGTCGGACGTGCCCGCCTTGACGCCCGTAACGACACCCGACTCGGACACCGTGGCGTTGGCCGGGGTGCTGGATGTCCATGCGGCTTGCGCGGTCACGTCGGCGGTGCGCCCGTCAATCATGGTTGCCGTGGCGGTCGCCTGCGCCGTATGACCCGTAGTCACATTCGAGACGTTGACGGCAATCGACGCGATAATCGACGGGTTGAATCCGATGACGCCATCGCCGACCACCGGCACGCTCAGGGCGGCGGACACGGTGCCCGGCACTTCCGGTGTCGCCGGATTCGTGTACAGGGCGGTGGCCGTTACCGGGATGGTGGTGTTTGGTTCGTCGAGGCCGACCACCAGTACGCCGGTGGGCGAAATGTACGTGTAATCGCTCTTCGGCTTAACGGTGTCACCGATACGATACTCGACCGCGTTCGACCGGAACGTGGCCGTACCGTCGTTGGTGATGGTCGTATCGGCAGTGACCTGCACCGCGCCACCGCGCGCCACGCTGTCCGGCGTGGTCGTGCCTCCGCCGTACATGGCAAGCTTAAGCTCAAAGGTCGGCGTCTTGGCCGTCGTACCGGTAGGTGCCACCATCTTGGCGGTGGAGCCCTCGCCTGTCCAGAACATGACGGCGGGGGCGAAGCCGGACACGCTGATGATGTGCTGGACATGCAGATAATGGTTGACCGAATTGATGTTTACCGGGTTGGTCTGCTGGGTCATCTCATTGATAACGGGAATATCGATGAGGAATTTATCCGTGGTCAGAATGGCTTGCACGCCATCCATGCCAAACCTGTCCTGCGGAATGACGATAATCCGGTCGATGGTCGGCTCGGCGTCGGTACGCTGGAACACCGTGGCCAGACCCTGAACATCAAGCGCGGACTTGACTTCGGGCGAACAGAACAGTACGAGTTCATCCGGGCGGGCAAACGTCGGCATGTGACGCGCATTGTACCGGGTGCTGACGAATTTCAGCGTGTCGGCCCATGCGCGAATCTGACGCAACATGTCGCGCGCGTCGGTTTCCGTCGAACCCATGTCGTTAAGGTCGTGCCCCATGTGGACACGCCAATATCCGCCGAGCTTCGCATACTCGACGAACTGGTGGCACATGGCCTCGAACAAGTCAACCTCGGCGGCATTGTAACAGGAGGTGAGAATCTGCGAGGTGAGCGAGGCCAGACCGTTTTCGGAGGTGAAAGCGCGCTGGAGCGTCTTATCATCCGTGGTCGCTGGATAGAAGTGGGCGAAGTCCAGACGATGATACAGCGAATCCACGTCGATTTTCCACTTGCGGAAGTTGTCCGCGCCCAAGTATTCCGCGTCGGGGTCGTACACCTGTGCGAGTGGCATGCCTACGGCGATTTCCTGCCACGTGTCGCCATACGCCTGAGATGCGCGCTGGAAGACGCTGAGCGGATTGTTCCAACGCCACGTGTTCACGTACGTGCCGCCGATACGGTTCACCAGCGCCGAGTAAAATTCGTTCTTCAGCTGAGTGGACGACATGAGGGTGGCCATCTGCCTGTCCATGTTCATCTGAGTGGCCGAGGGCATGCGCCGCTGATATTCAGGAGATGCCTCATTGCGAATCATATTGAGAATCTGTGCGTTATTGAACTCGGTGAGCGGGCGCAACTGCTGTTTGGGCGTCACCACTGGAGTGGTTGGCATGATAATTATTCCTCCTAATTATTAGTCTTCATACAGGTCATCGAACGTACTGTAGGTGCCGTTGTAGTCATCGTCGGTCATTTCCGTGGCGTCCGGCTCCGTGTCGCCATCCGGGCCATCGTTCAGCACGTGGTCGGCGGCGGCGTCACGCATTGCCTGAACGGTTTTGGAGAGTTCCGCCACGGTCGCTTCCAAGGCGTTCAACCGGTTGGCCATGTCGGCGGTCTTATCGTCGCCCGCGTCTTCCGGTTCGCCATTGTCCTGCGTTTCAGGCTCCGGGTTCGGCGTATTATCGTCGGCCGGCTTGGCGTCCGGTTCGGTGTCGGGCGTGGTGTCCGGCTCATTGTTTTCGGTGTCGTCCATAATCACCCCTTAAAGTAAGTGGCATGACGGCAATCACGCCGTCATGCCGGTTTGCTAGGTTGTGCGGGTTCCCTCGCCGTCGCTGGGCGCTGGCCGCGCACGTCTACATCCGACCGAATCGCCTTACCGATTTGCCTCACGGTCGGGCCATCGAATCGACTCGGGACGCACACCCCGCTGTTAGTTATTATAGCACGAAACCATGGCCATCATCATTGAAATGACGTGACCCCGGCAGGAACTCATCATAGGGAATGGGGGCGGCACGATGTACGCCACTCAAACGCATTACCGTATCGCCATTCGTTTCCACTCCGCAATATTTGCGATTGCCGAGGATGCGGAGCCTCTCATAGGTATGGTCGTTTTTCCACGCCCCAAGCCTCCGGTCATCCGTTTCGATACCTGCGGGCGCGCCCAACCCTTCCAATATCATGCCATCAGTGTCGGCGTAGAGTACGCGGTCGGCGTTCGCGTTCATTGCACGGGATAGTATTCGCCGTCCGTAGGCGTTGACATATGCGGCGGTTGGCAGCCATGCCAGACTGTTGGCCGACTCGGGTTTGTCCACGGTAAAATCCACACCCCGCCGATGGTTTCGGATGCAACATGGGCCGGTAGAGTGAGGCCCCGAATTTCCCCACCAGTGAGTTTAGTAACAGTTTCGCCATCTGCCTGCGCTCTCCGGTCTCGGTTTGTTTCACGTGAAACCATTTGTCCACGTATGTGTAGTAGAGTCCATGTGATTTGCGGAATTTCCAGCCGCCGATATGCTCCCACACGTGGATGTCATAGTTTTCGGTCAGCGTTTCCCAATCCACATCCGTGACTGGCATGGTGACGACGCCGAGCGTACTATCCAAGCGTTCGCCCTCATATCCCCATACGGGTAGGATATTGGTGAGTGTCGCCGTTTTTCCCGTTTTCAACCTTGCATCAAACGCGATAATGTCGATATGTAGCGGATAATCCGCGTCATATCGATACTGCCCGTCGTACCATATGGGTGAGCCTACCGGCATAGGGGCATCTCGCATGATGCTCGGATAGAGGCTGTTCACGTCCCAGCTTCGGCAGCTCCGGTATTCGCCCGGCTTGCTGTATACTATCGCCCCATAGTAGGCGGGGCGCATCCGATGATAAACTTCTTTGTCCAATGGTGGAAAATTCCGTTTGAATCCGGCGTAATCCCCGTCGATATAGTCGGTCATTGCCATTGACGCTATCGTAGTGCCCTTGAGTTTCAGTGCGGCGCATTCCTGCGCGATATTCCACGTGGTTTCCAAGTCGGTGGTTCCTCCGAAGGTTTCACGTGAAACATTCAGCCCATCGTCACGTGTGACATTGCGCACGTCCACGAAATCCACGGTGATGCCGCCCATGCGCACGCGGAAGCTGTAGAAATGACCGCGAATGTTGAACGTGCCCCATACGCCGTCCTTGGCTGGGTTCGATTGCAAGGGGAGTCGTTTCAGCAGTTCGGCGGCTATGGGCTTGATGTCCTGCCATCCGTGGGTGCACCATACTCTCGTATGGTGGTCGAGCATGGTGAGACGGATGATGGCGTTTGTCGTCAATGGTTCCGCGCCGTCATCCGTCAATAGTGTTGCGCCGTCTGTTGTCGCCGTTCGACGCTCTCTCATAAATCCATCCCTTTAGTGTCGTGCCGCGCTTGTCATCCATTCATCAAGTCGTGTCTCCACATCACCCGCATCCGCTTTAGTCTCCCATTTATGTGTCTTATCATTATACCATGCGGCCTCTCGTACTACGGTGCTGAAATTCGTGTTATTTATCAGCCATCGTTTTTGACGGTTCGACAGGGAGGCGAATTTTGGGGCTATGCTGGAGTCGAATGCTTCGAGCTGTTGCGAGATTTTATCAAAATCCGCAACCCCTTCATTCTCGGGAATCTTTCCAGCACCTGCATGCAATGGCGCTCGACCTATAAGCCCGGCGTATTCGAGTATCTCCCGTTCAAGTCTCCTCCTGCCTCCCTCTCGTATCATCACACGCGCGTGGCTTATGCCGCGCTCTGTGCCGAACACGTTCGCCCGGTTGCGTGTGAGTTCGTCCCGCGCCGAACCACCGACCGTATGAGTACCCAGCACGTCGAACGGGGACTCTCCCGCACGTTCCATCTCGCGAACTTCGCCTACGGTATATTGAGCCATGCTCAGCGCCTCGAATTGTTGGGCGCGTTTGATTTTCCGCCGTGCCTCGATGCGGCGGCGCTGTTGCTGTCGCAATGTTTTCCGACGTTTTGACGGGGCGGCGGCGATTTCCGCGTCGGTAATCAACGGACGCGCCGCCAGCTCCCTATCAAGTTTCGTAATATGCACGTCGGGGACAACCTGATACGGCTCGCTGTCCCGCACCCTCAAGGCCTGCTGTTGTTCCCCGAATTCCTGCCCAATGCGGCGTGCAACCTGTTCGAGCTGTCGGGCGCTGAGGTTTCCCAGAAACGTTTCGGTGATTTGCTTGGGTAGGTGTCCGGTACTGTAATCCCTGACCGCTCGCTCTCGGCGTGCCTGTGCTGACCTGATGGCGGCGTTGCGTTTCAGATTGTTGGCGCGTCGGTTGTTTTTACGTTTTGCCACAGCCCCCCCCCTCGCAAGTATGAAACACCCCTCGCCGCAAGGATGGAAACGGCGGGGGGTGAGTCTGGCGGCAACATCCCTATAGGGACGTTACCATGCTATCATATGACGTGGACAAGTAGTAGTCTACTTGCGGCTTTTTTCCGACACCAATTCGATATCAAAAAACTTATAGCCACGGCGACTCTTCCTCTCCACCACCTTGAGAACAAGCGGATGGTCCCACTTGTCCGGCGTTCCGAAGATGGCGAACAGATTACCAAAAGCGTGCGCCAATGTGGGCGAGGCGGCGGCGAAGTCACCTTCCTCCGCGTGAATGACAACGCGAGTGGAAGATTTGATTTCACCCGTTTCCTGACTAGCCACCTCAATAGCCTGCGCAAGCACGTTAGTCACACGCAGTGGCTCATTGAGGTGATCGTCTACCTTTTCGGCGGTCTGCATGGCGTTATACAACGCCATTTTACCATCCATAGTAGTGGTGTCGAAGAAATGGGATACGGCGTTAGCGCCGTTTGCCGCAAAATTGTTGCCGTTTGCTACGGCCAGTTCGTTGTCAGCCATGTGTGTTGCCTTTCCTTACAGGGGTTATTAATTATTTTCCTCGGAGATGATATCATCTTCAACCACGTTGCCGTTCACCGACCCCGGATAGTCGATAATGGTATCATCCCCAAACTCGCAATTAGCCCAATAGATTGCCTCGTCCATGCGCGTCGTCTGAGCATGATACTCGGCGGACATGGGGAGCATGTTCTTGTTAATCTTACGGGCTTTTTTCATTGCCATGTCAGCCGTGCGGCACGCGCCATCCACGACCACCTCGGCGTCCACGAGTTCCCCGTTTTCGCCGCGCGTGACGCCGCGCACGATACTATAGTGTTTGGCTCGCTTAATGTATGCCATAATTATGCCACCTTTTTTTAGTGTTGCTGTTGCTGTGACATTCTTGCAATGTCTTCATCAGTATACCGTACATCGGTCAGGTAGTCAAAACGGAGACATGCGACTTTAATGATGGTTTGAGCAAACTCATTACCCTCCCAAGTCTTGCACATCTCATAGCAAGTTGCGCCCTTGACACGGCAAACAGCACACCATGTCACCATTGCCGGACAGTAGATAAGCCCGGACAACATTTCAACGTCCTGCGTTCGTGATAACGCGGCATACATTGACGAATGAGGCGAGATGCTTAGACAAATGTTCGCCGCGTGTTCAATACTGTCGGCAAACGCCACCTGACCACCCTGAGGCTTATAAAAGTCCTTGAGCAGTGCGACAGTACGGCAAAACGTCTCCCAATCACCCTCACCTTTATTATATTCACGCAAATGCAGGTTACGCCGACGGCCACGAATGACACGGCGCACACGGTCATCATCCAAAATACCGTCATCAAACCAATTCGTGCGGCTATCATTACTCTTCATAATCAACACCTCTTCACCAACAACGTATCAGCCAACGCCCTCGCATCAACCAACATATGAACCACCTGCACGTAATCACACGCATCAAACGCCACAGCCGACCAAACCAAACAACGCCCACCGCCATCCTGAGACTGCAACAACACTTCATAACGCAGTTCATACGTCCGATTATGAGGGCAATACACCAGCCGCACGTCACCAGACTCAAACTTGGACGGAAACACGGCCACAACCTCATCACTCGCCATCATCAAACACCCCCTCAAACGACAAACACACTTCAACAACACCATCCAAAAACCCCGTTTTTGGGTCAAACGAGGAATAAGCAAAACCAACATACACATCAAACCCAGCAAACGCATGGCGAACAACGTCAAGGACACCATTCAACGCCTCCTTAAACGTACCGGCTGGATATGGGCCATACGCCTTCACATACTCAGGTGTAAGCTCGAACACCGTACAATCATCGGATGTAGCAGTAAAATACCACATATCAATACTCTCTTTCAACAGACGTAATCAAAAACGACCCATACGAACCACCGTCACAATAAACATCCCGCAACTCAAGAGCCAGCCCCGGATGCAGATTACCCACGGTAAACATTGCGGCACGTATCACGGTCTTAAGATAATAGCCAGATTCACTCATAATAACAAAACGGCGACTGCCACTTTCCCCACGCCCGTCCACGCGCACCCAGCGTAACATGAGCTCCCGGAACAGGCCAGACATATCAAACATATCAACACTATATTCAAACTTCCAAGTAGCCATTCTTTTTTACCTCCTCAAGTTCACTCGACCACACAGCGCCCAAGCATCAAGCGATAAACAAAGCCCACCATATTATCCATAGCCGAACAAACCTCACCAGTACAAGGGTCATACGTTTCAGTAAAAAACCTTACAACCACAAACCTCTTTAAACGATAACGCAAAATAAGAACCTCCCTCCCATCCAACTCACTAGCCTCAAAACGAACAGAAACACCAGTCATATCAATCACCATCCTTTTCCTGTATCCTTGGCTGATAATTACATAATACCCCCACCACAACACAACACGCCGAACAACACAAAAAAACGATAAAAAACTACGCGCTTAAATTATAGACAAAACTACACGCTTAAAATCTGAAACAAAACAACACGCCAAATTGACAACAAAAAAGAGGCGAGTAAAATAGAAGACAACAGAGATAATAATAAATAACAGGACAAGAGAAGCAATGAAAAACACAGAACAAAACACAAGAACAAAACACAGAACAGAACAGCTATGGGAAAAGGCCAGCTGGCAGGGGCCCTCCC